CTCGCCACGCTTCTCGTCAGATCAGCGCACCCGGGCGAGTCTTTTACGAGGGTAGGTAGTTGCAAATGCTTACCCTCAACATAGTCAGGTGGCGGAATAGTAGACGCATCAAATTAGGTTACTGCGTGAAATACTTACTAATTTGATTATACAGTGCAGCAGTTTTAATAACTGAGTATTGCTGGTTCAAATCCAGCCCTGACTACATACTGGAAGGTGGGTGAGTGGTTAAAACCGGCAGACTGTAAATCTGCTCCCTTACGGGTACAGCAGTTCGAATCTGTTCCTTCCAACTACAGAAACAGAGGAAGCGTAGAACAACTAGCTGGGAGAGCAGCGACGCAAGGGTACACACTTAGTAGCTCTCTTATTGGTGTGTTAAGCATTTGTTAGATTCCTGATAAAGTTGTTCCTGTTTCTTTTACAATGGAGGTTTGGCAGAGTGGTCGATTGCGGTAGTCTTGAAAACTATTGACTGTAACAGGTCCCGGGGTTCGAATCCCTGAGCCTCCGCCATCGGGCCTGTAGCTCAGTCGGTTAGAGCGAGGGACTCATAATCCCCAGGTCCCAGGTTCGAGCCCTGGCAGGCCCACTTAGGTTTCTTAATAAAGGCTTAATACTGATCTAAACTCGGTAGCCTATCTTAAACGTAGTTATTAATAAACAATTACGTTTACATTTATGAAACACTTATTTACCCTTGTAGCTCTTTCGGCAGTTACGTTATTCGGCCAGACCTCTTTCTGGACCCCAACAAGTTATAGAGGTGCTTTTGCACCAGCTCCTACCACCCAATGGACTGACGGATGGACTAACTGGGATGCTCAAAACACAGTCTACCCGATCCACACCCAGACAGTTTCAGGAGAACTACTTAGTAGTCTAACTTGGACAAGCAGCAATGTTTACTTAGTTCAAGGTCCGGTATACTTGAAGAGCTCGCTTACTATCCAACCCGGTACAGTAATTCTTTTTGATAAGAACACTGCAGGATCGGCTCTGATTGTAACTAAGCAGGGAACATTATATGCTGAAGGTACAGCTACTCAACCAATCGTATTTACTTCTAGTGCAGTTCCTGGCCAACGAACAATCGGTGACTGGGGAGGAATTGTTATTCTAGGAGAGGCTGTTAATAACATCCCACCCAACACAGCAGCAGGATCTAATGCAGGCATCGGTAACATCGAAGGCTTACCTACTTCAGCTAATACTGAGTATGGAGGTAATAACGACCAGGATAGCTCAGGTGTTTTAAAATACGTTAGAATCGAGTTCGGCGGATATGCTTACATGCCTGACAAAGAGATTAATGGATTAACTTTCGGTTCAGTAGGAAGTAAGACAGTAGTTGATTATGTTCAAGTTTCATTTACTAATGATGACGCTTTTGAATGGTTTGGTGGTACTGTGAATTGTAAGCACTTGGTATCGTACCGCAACCTGGATGATGACATGGACTGCGATTTTGGATACCGAGGTAAAGTTCAATTTGCTTTAATTGTTAGAGATCCTTTTATTGCTGACCAGTCATCAGGCTCAACCTCAGAAGGGTTTGAATGTGATAATGACGGCGCCGGTTCTAACAACGGACCTAAGACAGCTGCCACATTCTCTAACGTAACTGCTATCGGACCACTAAGAGGTAACCTACAGGCTACAGTCGATCCTAAGTTTAGAAGAGCTTTGAGACTTCGCCGGAACAGTGAAATGAAAATCTTCAACTCAGTCTTTACAGACTTTAAAGACGGTATTCATATTGACGGAACTTCTACAGAAACAAATGCACTACAGAATAGGTTAGTATTCCAAAATAATCTGATTGCTGGCTGCAGCGGCAAATTCATCCTCAGAGGAACTAATCCTTCTTTTAATGCCGGTGCTTGGTATTTTACTTCCAATGATACTCTAGCAGCTTCTACTGGATTGTTTACCACTCCTTACAGCTACCTACAGCCTGACTATCGTCCATCAGCTACTAGCGGACTAGACACAGGAGCTAGCTTTAACGACACAAACCTAATCGGCAATACTATCTCAGTTGCAGAATTTAACTCACCAATCAGCCTATACCCTAACCCGGTTGCTGATCAGCTCTACTCTCAAGAGCAAGCTCTGATCTTTGACAACACCGGTAGAGTAGTTGGCAAGCTTGAAAAAGGCTGGAACGATTTAGGATACCTTCCTAAGGGAGTTTATACAGTTAAAAATATAAGAGTTATTAAACAATAGTAAAATTTCTGAGTAAATGTTTGGAGCCCCGAAAGGGGCTTCTTATATTTATTACTATGAAAAAGTTGTACGTTGTTTTAGCGTTGTTGATGAGCTTTGTCTCAACAGCATCGCACTTAGCGGGTGGTGATATACAATACCGCTACATTGGAGATTCTACCGGAATCGCCCGTCATTATAAAATCATTCTGAGAGTCTATAGAGATGTTACCGGTATAGCAATGCCCACTACTGAGACAGTAACAATATCCTCAGGATGTTATTCTAACACCAACGTTACTGTCAACCTAACAGCCGGAAGCGGGGTTGTATCCCCAACCCTATTTGATTGCGTAAACCCGGGACCTGGTGTGAAGACTCTGGAAGTTTACCGGTACACCGGGTATGTAGTACTGCCGGGCAACTGCGGTGACTTTGTATTCTGGTATTCAAATTGCTGCCGTCCTCCTGGAGTAACTAATATCTCAAACTCAAATGGAACTGGAACCGACGGCTTCTACTTTGATGCTCTACTCAATAACCTTAATGGACAGAACTCATCTCCGATCTTTGTATCGGAGCCTGTTCGGGCATTCTGTGTAGCTAATCCTTTCAACTGGAAGCAAAGCTCGGTCGAGTACGATGGAGACTCGGTGGCATACTCTCTGATCAATTGCCGGGAAGGAGCTTACCCAAACCAGACTAACATTCCGTTTGACTTTGGATTCAATAAGAATCAACCTGTATCCTCAACCTACTTCAATATCAATCCTCAGACCGGGCAGATCTCTTTCTATCCTACAACTCAGGAGGTTGATGCACTGTCGGTATTGATTGAAGAATACAGGTATGATTCGCTTTGGGGAGTATGGACTAAGGTAGGTTCAGCCTCAAGAGATATGATGATATCAATTGCATATAATTGCAATGCAGTAGCGATGCAAGGCGTAAAATACGACCCTACTCAATACCCGGTTGATACAATTACAGGACTAAAATATAAAGAAGTAGCATGCGGGGATACAGCCTTTGGACTTAAGTTTCACATTGCCTTAGATGGGTATTCAATTAACGATGTTGATTTTAGAATGACCCGGACACAGACCAGCCAACCTGTTGCAATCAAAAAAATCTGGTCTAATGTCGATGTCAATTACGAGACCGACTCAGTACGTATTGTAATGCTCATGCCCTTTAGTTACGCAGGAGAGTACTACCTCTACTCTAAGAAAGGAAACGATGGAAATACTTTAATGAATAAGTGCGGTATTGAGATGGACGAGTTTGATACAATCCTAATCAAGGTAGGACCTTGTCCACCTCCACCACCTCCAGACCCTATCGGTCCAGTTGACGATATTAGGAACGGAGAAGAACCTATTGTTATCCCTACGCAACCTATTCTTATCCCGAACGTAGTAACTCCGAACGGAGATAACAAAAACGATCTGTTTGTAATTAAGAACCTAAGCAATCACAGTCCTGCCAGTATAAGTATTATGAATAGATGGGGGCAGATAGTCTACACCAATCCAGATTATAAGAATGATTGGGATGGAGGAAATGTAGCAGATGGAGTTTATTTTGGAGTATTAGACACCCCAGATCAGTCTTACAGCTTTACAGTTACAGTCCTAAGATAAGTTGCTTTTTTAAATAAAAGTTACTATCTTTAGGTATGTTAGATCTATGTCCGTTTAAGCCCGTTCACTCGGTAGAGTGGTTGGAGAGTTACTTTGCTGAGAACTGCTACAAGAAGCCTTACGATCGTTTTATGTGGTGGAGAGGTTATGTAGCTAAGAAGAAGCCTTTGTTTCCTCAAGCTCATTTCAAGGAGAAGGTTATGAACGGTGACTTTGACTTTCCTCATTATAAGTACGAGGCCGAGTTAGTAGAGCATAAACTCCGTCATGCCTATATAAATAAAGTTGATATCGTTGGATTTAATGAATCTCAGAGTCTGAATATGGCTCGGTGGAAACGCCTGCTTGAAGATCATACTAAAGAAGAAGCCAAGCGGTTGGAAGGTATATATAAGGAGTGTAAAAAGAACTACGGCTTATCTCGAGAAAAAGTAGAAGAAGAGATTATGAACCTGGATGGCGATAGTGTAAAGGAGCTTTACCTAGTACTTGAAAAGAAGTACGGGTACAAGCAAGTAAGCGTTCCTAAGTTCAAATAGGTACTCTGCTACGAAGGTGCTATTTATATGTAAAACCTCTCGTAGTATGCCACTAACTCTAAGACTTGTTAAAGGTTCTGAACTAACCTACTCAGAACTTGATGGCAACTTTACATACCTGTCCAGCAGCCTTAACTCACTTATAGCAACAGGTTCCGTCTCCAGTAACGTGCTTACGTTTACTAAGGGGGATGGTAGCACATTTAACTTAACCGTCAATACAGGTTCAGGCGGTGGCGTCGGTGGTGGAACTACTCTAGTTCAAAATTTAACTTCAAACCAGACAGTAGGAGGGGTCTCCCCAGGTGACTTATTTACTGCCGGCTCCACTATTGAAGCTCTACTAAGATCAATGCTGATAACTTACATAGAGCCTACTATTAGTAGCTTACTGATTAAACTTGACGGTACTACTAGATCAACAGCCACTAGAGATGTAGGTAACTCTTTTACCTGTAACTCAGCTTCATTCCTAGCAACCGTGGATAGCCCAGATGGAAACTATCCAGTATCTGCTAGCATTACAGGTTCTGGAGCAGATTCAGGACTACTCCAGGCGTATTTTTCTAACACTCTTTCAGGAACTAACGCCTTTACATTAGGATCTGCTCTGACGATTAATAGAGCAACTACAGCGGGCAATGTTACGTTTATTGTCAATACTAAGAGTCAGACTACTGCCGATACTCAATCTACAAATACAGGCTTTGCTTTCTACTGGAGAAACTATTTAGCTGCTAGCTCTACTCCAATTACAGATAACGCCTCAGCTCAGAGTGTTATCAACTCTGATACTGTGACTAGTACCCTCACCACAACTAAAGCCTGGACTCCAACCTGTGATGCTAATAATAACGACCCTACTAAATACACTTACATAATCTACCCAGCGTCTTATGGTGATTTATCAAATGTAATTAAAGATGGGGCATTATCGGTAATAACAGCATTCGATAAAGTAGGAGACTTTACCGTGGCAAACGCTTATAGTTCCTCAACTTCATTTAGAGTATATCAATCAAAACAAAAAGGTGCATTTGGTTCAGGAGTAACATTAACAATATCTTAAGATCATGGCTATATTTTTTCCTGACATTCTAGAAAATAACAACACTAACTACCCGTTAGTTGATGCTACTTCTTTAAAAGGAACTGCATACCCTCTAGCTTCTATTAACAATACTGGAAGTATACCTTCCGATAAGAGGAATGTGGGTACGATAGTATTTGATTCTGGATCCGGTAAGTTTTACGGGTTTAAAGGAAGCAGTGTATCTAACTGGAATACTGGTTCTAACTGGATAGAGTTTGGAAGTGGAAGCGGTGGCGGCACTACTGTAAATCATTTATTTGATAGATGTATTGTTAACGGCTTTACGTACGATGGATACAACGCAGGTATTCTTAATCTCCAATTTGTTCCTACAGGCAGTACTTTAAATGGCCTGTTCGGTGAAAATCTAGCCTACAAAGTTGGAGATAAAATGATAGTCTACGTAGATGATAAAAACTATATTAAGGGTACAGTTAACCAAGTTCCAGGAGGCTTTGGAGTAGGTTCAATTAACGTATTGGTTAACGCAGTTATTGGAACTACTGCGTCTGATGACTACTGTATAACATTAGATTTAACTAGAGATTCCTACGTTTATGCTACCCAAACAGGTTCATTCCTATACAGCGGTTCTTACAACAGTACAACTTCCGCATTAACATTACATAGTAGTACCAATACCTACAACCTAGACCTATCCGGACTTGCCGGAGGTGGTGGTGGTGGTTTCGCTATCACAGCATCTAATGAAGGTACTGTGTTAACTGAGAATGCAAGAACCTTTGATTTCGTAGGTAATGCTGTTACTGCTACTAACGTAGGGTCAGCCGTAACTGTTACAATCAATACAGGATCTACATCAGCAACAGACATTACAGCTCTTAACAACTTTACAGGCTCAGCTCAAACAAGCATTACCGGATTAAATACTTTCTCAGGCTCAGCTCAAACAAGCATTACCGGATTAAATATTTTCTCAGGCTCAGCTCAAATAAGTATTAATGCATTAAATAGCTTCTCAGGCTCAGCCAACACTAGACTTGGTAGCTTAGAAGCTGCTACAGGTTCTTACGTTACAAATGCTAGGACAGGTTCATTCTACTACTCGTCTTCAATAAGCAGCAACGTCATTACTTTCAACCAAGGAGACGGAACTACAGAAAGTATTACTCTAGTATCTGTACCTAGTGCTTCGTTTGCTCCTAATTTATATAATTCAGACGGTACTTTAACAGCAGCAAGAGAAGTTAACCTTAGTACTAATGCTCTAAAATTTAATAATACTAACGCTTTCTTTACTGTTAGTGGATCTGATAGAGTAACTTTTAATAACCTCAGTGAAGCTAATTATGGGTATGTTGCAGGGTATGACTTAACCGGTATTTCAGGCACACAAGGTCTATTAGGTTACGTAACTGCTTCAAAACTTACAGTAGCTAGTGCTTCACATGCTCCTAACCTCTACAATTCAAACGGAACATTAACAGGAGATAGAGTTATCACACTCGGAGCTAATAATGAGCTTAGAATACAGCCTGGAACAGGTGCAAGTGAGTTTAGAATCTCAGACGGTCCTTCAGGTGGACCATTTATCTACGAAGTAGTTGTTAACGGAGCTGGATCGCTTAGAGTTAATAGCCCGGATAGTGCTAGCTTTGCAACTGATATATTCATAACCTTAGGAAAGGTACTTACACTTCAGCCAACTTCTGTACTTCCGATAGGAGCACCTGTAGGCTCATTTGCAGTATCCAGCAGTGTTCCTCCTAGACCTTATATGTGGGATGGAACTACTTGGTATGCTCTTTAAAAAAAAGTTTGAACGAAAAGTAAATCTTTATATATTTATATAAAATAAAAAGTCAAAACTATGTTAAAACGTTTTTGGAATTGGTTGTTAGGTAAGACTACTATTGACGAGAAGATTGTTGAGAAAGTCGAGCAAGTTCAAGAGAGAGTTGAAAGAGTAAAGGAAGAAGTAAAAGATGTAGTTGCCGCTGCAAAAGAGGTAGCTAAACAAGCTTCTGACGTTGCTGAAGCTGCTGCAGGTAAGCCACGCCGTGGTCGTAAACCAGTTGCAAAAAAAAATGCTCCTGCAGAGACTGCAGCTGTAGCTAAGCCTGCTCCTAAGAGAACTGCTACTAAAGGTCGCAAAGCTAGTAAGTAGTGAATCAGAACTTAAATGTAAGTCTGGATCAAACCCTTCCGGTAGAGTGTGAGAAGTGCGGAGGTATTTACTTCGAGCAGGCACTACACATCCGCAAGGTATCAGGGCTACTAACCGGCACAGGTCAAACATCCTACCTCCCAATCCCAGTCTTTGCATGCAAGTCATGCGGACACGTCAATACAGAGTTCTTGCCTAAAGAACTAAAAGACCTGGGGGGAGATGAAAGCAGTACAGATTAGCGTTCACTTCAACGAGCCGGTATGGATGTACGATGGAATGCAAGAATCCATCTACAACGACCACTCTGAAGAAGAAGAGTAAGCGTAAGGTATACTTTAATTAGGAAAGGGACTTCTGGTCCCTCTTCCTGTTTATATTTATAATGGAATTGTTGTAGGTAATTGTTTTTGGAATTTAAACATAACTTACGACCCTCTATGAAAAAAATCTTTGTAGTACTCGCTGCAATTTTAGGATTAACAGCTCAAGCACAGAATGGTGCTAATGAGATCCTACCAGCTCCTAACTCATCTACTCCTTACATTCTAGTAGATACTTTGTTTACTCTGGCTAATCACCCGGCCACCTACACCGATATCTACGTACACTTTGCTAACCCAACTGCAACACCAGTTAAAGCTGTCCAGTTTAGATTGTTTTACGACAATACTAAATTCTCTGGAGCTACCATGTTCTGGGGTCCAACAGCACAGTCGGTATCAGATAAGTACGGATCTTACTTCGATGTAAATGCTAGCGGGTATATCAACGTTGTAGCAACTTACACCGGTACCAATACTTCCTATGACTGGAATGATGGTGCGATGTTTAAGTTAAGACTTAATCACGGATCTAACTACAAAGGAGTTACTAACTCAATGGCCATCACAGGAGCCAGCTCCTACACCAACCTTGCAACAGTTGGTAGCGGTACCGACGTTACTCTAACCTTATTCAACTACGGAGGTGCATTCCAAATGACTCCGATGACTTTCCCAGTCAGAGCTAAGAACGCAGACGGATCACCAGCTCAAGGAGTTTGGTTCTCAGCTGCAAAGAGACTCAAGTCAACTCCTCTTGCAACTTGGCAGCCAATCTCTTCTGATTCAACTAATGCAGCAGGTCTAGTAGAGTTTACTCACCCTCTTGATACAAACTACTGGCATCTTAAGATCGCTGCTCAGACTGACTCAATGTCTGACGGTGGTGCAATCTCAATCACAGACGCCTATAAATTAGCCAACCACGTTACCGGCCAAGATACTTTAGCAGGTATAGAGTGGTACGAAGGTGATATCAACCAATCACAGACAGTAACTATCTCTGACGGCTTTGCCGTATTCAATAGATTAGCTCTTCAGTCAACTACCTGGAGTGGATTATTTACAGGAGTAAACAACGTTGCAACATTATGGCCTGGTGAGTACGATCCTGCAACTCTAGCTACCGGAGCTCCTAACTGGGCTACTACTCCTAGAAGATACGCAATCGATACTATTGTTAATAGTCTAGACTCAATCAATCCTTACATCTACGTAGTTGGTGACGCTACAACAACCGGCTACAACAATCCAGCAACAATCCTTGCTAAGATCAACCCAGCCGGAGGCGGTATCACAGAATACGTTCTAGACCCAGCAGTCTATATGTCAAACAAGCCTGACACAGTTCAGTTTAGATTCCCTAAGCTAGTACTTACTGCAGACAACTTCGTTGACGTTCCAGTTACTATGTACACATTCGGTAACAAGATTGGAGCAGCTCAGATGGGCTTTGAATACGACACCAACATCTTTGAGTTCATCTCAATCGAAGCAGGACCAGTAGCAGCTAAATGGACCAGTCTTATTAGTGTAGAGAAAGGCAGAGTGTTCTGGGCCGGTCACGAAGATAAGATGAACCCTGCAGTGCTAGAAGCAATGAGCAATGCATTTACATTCCGCTTTAGAGTTAAATCAATCCTAGGATGGACTTCAGCTCCTCTAAGAATCTTCGACAAAGCAGCTGGTAACGAAAAAGCAGATGACCTATCAGTTAAGCCTTCTCTTAACGATGGTTCGATCATCAACGGAAGAGCTACTCTAGATCCTATTACAACGGAGAAGATCTACGGCTTCCACGTATACCCTAACCCAGTATCGGATATGACCGGTGGATGGGCTATAGCAGAATTCTACACAGAAGATAAGCAGCCTCTAACTATGGTGATTGCAAACATGCAAGGTCAAATCCTAAAGGCTGAAAAAATTAATCAAACAGATCTAGGCTTCCAATACAAAGGAATCTACCTGGGTGATTTACCAAAAGGTACTTACTTCGTAAGACTGGTTATGAACGACAGAGATAAAGTTTACAAATTAATTAAATTCTAAAAGTCATGAGTGAAGAACAAGAAGGCGGAATGTCTAGCGTAAAGAAGACAGTCCTAGGAGTATTAGGTACAGCTGTAACAGGTATTGGTATCTGGGCTACTACTCACATTAATAGCTTGTTAGGTATTGAGGATGAAGAGGAGACTAAAACTGAGCAGGTAGCTCCTGCCCCGGCTCCAGTTATCGTTAACCTTGAGAACAACAATACCCAGCAGCAGAACAACTCCGGTGGTGGTACTACTATCATCAAAGAGACTGTTCGTGAAGTACCAGCTCAAGCAGCAGCACCAGCTCCAGCAGCTCCAGCTGAAGAGAAGAAAGAAACTCCAGCCGAAAGAATGGCTCGCCTTAAAAAGCAGAGAGAAGACCAGAACGCCGGTAAGTAATGAGAACTAGAAGAGACGAGATTATGGAAAAGATTTTCGCTCCTATAGGGGTACTTCTGGTTGTAGGTGGAATGTTAGTTGTAGGTACGTTAGCGACCTCATGTAAATCTTCTGTAGGTGTACAACAGTATACAGCCGAGTTTGAGAAAGCAGAAGCTCTAAATACTCTTCCAGCCTTTACCGGTCAGAAGCAGGTAGTGCAGCTATCTAAGCTTAATGTCAATAAAGAGCTTTGGGATATGTTCCCTGAGTTAAGAGACAAGAGAGTGGGTATGGGTGTATCGAATAGAATCATTGAGAACTTCGAACAGACCGGTCGCTTTACTTACGCTGAAGAGAAAGAAGCAATTCAGAATCAGATGCTTGATGCTTGGGAGACTGAACTAAACGGACTTTCAAATGGCAAGACTCAACTTACAATGGAAGGCATTGCCGTTCCTAAGTATGTTGTGTATGCTGAGATCTATGACTTCTCTGTATCATATGCTGAGACTTACGATAAAGGTAAAACAAATAAGACCAATACTACTATCATCGGCATTCAGATCCGAATGGTAAATGTGGATAACGGACAGTATATTGTGGCTTCAGGTCAAGGAACTTCAACCCAAGTTGGTGAGGGCTTCTTTAAGAATCCTCAGATGGGGTTTGATGGTTCAACAGTTGGCGTTGCTACACAACGTGCGTTAGAGGTTGCGACTGTAAACCTCGTCAAGCGCATGGAGCAGTATGGATGGTAAATGGAAAATAGCGTTAATATTTCTAATTGCATGGTTCAAAGGGTATAGTCAGTATATCTATACCTACACCGATCCTTGCACAGGAATACTTAACTCTGTTACCATTACCCAGCCATCAGGCTCTGTAACGCTCTTTTATGCCGGACAATACAATACTTTTACAGCAGCCCAGCTACAGGCCGGAGCCTTCGAGCTTTGGGTACAAAGTGTTAATGCAAGTGTGCCTGCAGGAAGTAACCCCTGCGCTGGAGGCGGGGGTACTATCACAACAGGATCAAATGCAGCTATTGGCACTAATACGGTCAATAACGTATCAGGCATAGTTAGTATCGCCGCCAGTCTAGGCGGGAACATAGGATCATCCGCTATTCCGGGCGGAGGTGTAGCAGGTGGTGGAACTTCAAATACAAATAATAATGACAATGGTTCGAATTCTTCTGGTAGCAGCTCTAGTAGTTCTGGGAATGGCGGTAGTAGTTCTGGGTCTAGCTCCGGTAGCTCCGGAACAGGCTCTACAGGCAGTGGAGGGAGCACTGGTGGGAGTGGCGGTAGCGGTAGTACTGGTGGCGGTGGCTCTGGCTCGGGTTCTGGCGGAGGTTCCGGAGGAGGTTCAGGAACTGGAGGCTCTGGTTCTTCAGGCGGCTCAGGCTCAGGCGGTTCGGGATCGGGTGGTTCGGGATCAGGTCAACCTTCCTCCGGTCAGGGTGAAGGCGGAGGAGGATCTATTCCATCTTCAGGAGGAGGAGGCTCGACTGAGGGCGGTGGTACGGAATCAGGAGCAGTCGGTGGGCAAGAAAACACAACCTCAGCATCAGGTGGGGAGTCTGAAAGCTCGTCAAATGGCAATGGTGGTGGTAAAAGCGGCGGCGGAGGTCAAAAGCAAAAAAGCAGGCAAGAGAAAGTAGGTAGAGGAGCTCTCATAGGCTCCGGTGACTTTGTCGCCATCAGAAACTCCGGCAACATCAGGGACACGGGTCAGGATAATTTTAGGTTCAACTCCTCCATCACCCATGTCAATACCAAGCAAAACTTTATCAAAGGAGTTAATCTGAATTACACTACCGGTGAGAATGTTCTGAATACTACTCTATATGGTTCTTATAAAGCTAAAGGGTTTATGGGGGTATTCTCCAATTCGGTGATGACTAACTTTAAGACCGATTGGTTTAATACAACCACAGCTCTAGCAGCTCAAAAAGCAGGACCTGCTACAATGATGTTGGGTACTAATTTTACTGCCGGGCAGCTGGGGAAGAGCTGGTTCCGGAACTGGTCCATAGTCGGAGGAGGATTTACAAACTTTAAAGGAGGAAAATCAATAGGTGGAAACGTAATGCTGTTGGGCGTATATTCACCTTATATCTTCTACTACCAAGGTCAGTGGTACAGTTCAGGAATGCTACTAGTACCTCTAGCTAACATAGATTTTAAATTAACTGATAAGTTCAAATGGAGTATTTCATTCTCAGGAGCTTATCAATGGAATGCAGAAATACTTAATTACCAGATATCAACAGGAACAAAAATACTGTTATGAAAAAATTTTTACTACTCATCTTAATACCTTTCAATGTCTTTGCCCAGACTACCCAAGAGGGCTCTGAATCAGTCTCGGAGTGGACTTCAATTCAGTACGTTGATCTTGATAACGACATCATTAGTAGTTCAAGCCTATCCTTCGGGTTCCTAGGTCAGTTTAGTATCTTCAGCTATAATCTCGCCTACCAGCTTAAGAATAAGAATCACACCAACGGGTTCTTCCTTTCAAGGACTCCTTCATTTAATTTTACTAAGTTCGGCTACAACTACATCAGAGAGAAAGAATTCCCTAACGGCCTGCTTAGAACCAACACATACAGCCTCACGATAGGAGGGAGTGATGTAGGAGTGAATACAATTTCAGTTACTCCTTTCCTTAATCAGACTTACCAGAAGAGTAGCTACAAGCTAGGGTACACTTTGTTTGTGAAGGATAATAGCTGGGACGGGTTTCAATTCCTTGATACTTACATCCCGGCAGGCTTCCAGACTAAGTTCAGTGTCATGCTCTTAGGAATGAAAGAGTTTCAAGCAGGAAGATGGGTGGCAAGACCTGAGATCTTTATGTTGTCATCTCTTAGAACCCACTTTAAACATTTAGAGGACTCGGAAGATTATTTAGATATCTGGTTTTGGAATAGAACTAACTTGACTACTTACTTCGGTACTACTATTCAATACAATGTTACTGATGTATTTGCATTTGCTACGAAGTTTAGAACTAGTTATACTTATGATATATCTGATATAGAGAATGGATACAGCAAAACCACGCCTTATATCGTTTCAATAGGCGCTAATTATGACTTCTAAGGTTCTTATCACTTCAGCTTTTGTATTCCTGGTACAGTTACTAGGTCTCTCTCAGACCTTTACTCACTCGGGTGCTATAAGGACCGAAGGCAATATAGGAGTTCCAGGAGTAACAGTCAACCTTTATAAAAGAGTCACCCCAGTCATTACAGGTTTTACAAATCAGCAGAACTACAACGGTCATTCCTACTACAGGTCAACAGGTTCAGCATTTTGGTCAGCAGCCAAAGCTGCCTGTGACAACATGGGTGGACATCTAGTAACAGTCACCACGCAGGCTGAAAATAACTTTATATTTGGGTTATGGCCATCGGGTTGGATAGGATTAACCGATGAAGTAAATGAAGGAGTATGGAGATGGGTTACCGGTGAAGCTTACTCTTACACTTCTTGGAACCCTGGAGAGCCAAACAACGCAGGTAATGAAGACTACGTTCAGTTTGTCGGTAATGGAAAATGGAATGACCTACCTAACAATGTAAACTTGCCCTATGTTTTAGAGTTTGAATACATAGTTACTACTACTGCCTGGACTATTCAAGCCACATCAGTCACTAATTTAAATGGGCAGTATTCTTTCTCCCAACCCACCAATCCTTCCGTTGAGTGGTATATCGAAGTAGTAGTTCCTACTGTAACTTCTAATCTTACTTCTGCAGATTTTGAAGGAGTGGGTGATGTTGTAACTCAGAAAGTTACCTTAAGACCCTTCCACTATCACAAGTACGATTTAAACCTTGAAGGAAAGATTACTACTGCCGATATTTGCATTATAGCTGATAGAATTAACGGAGCACCTTTTACTAAAAGCACATTGCTTTTTACAAATGCTCAATGGACTAGCCTTAATAGCGGTTCTTCAAACCTAATGGGTTCAATACCTGGCTTGCAATCTAACTTTACCTTTACTCCTACTTCAGGAGGTATAAGCAACTTCTATTTATTATCGCCTGGATACTCTAACCAAGCCACGTTACAATACTAAGTCAATATCATGATCAATCCAATCCTTACTATGTGCTTTTACGTCGCTACGGTGACTTCAAATGCCAACCTTGCCGGTATCGACAATCAAAAATTTACTTTCGGACTAAGACAAATCACCGAGGACGTTCTCAATGAAAGAGGAAATCCTTTATGCCCGGAAAGCGATCTTAATGCAAGTCCGATCTACGTTACAGTAACTGAAATTAAAGCTCCTACTCAAGGAATTAGAATCGGACCTTTTGAATTCAAACAAAAGAAAACAATCGTTGAGGTAGATATTGCAATCGGTTCATCAGTCTATCACGGAGTAGGAAAAGCTAATACAAACGTTGCTGCTACATTAATGCAGCTGCAAGATGAAAATCTTCCTTTCGAAAGAACAGAATTTTCAGTAGCTGTTAAAAAAGCTATTGTGGATGCCCTAGACTAGGTCTATTTATACCAAAGGGTTGCCGTCAATTGTTTTCTTAATCAGTTCTATAAGTTAAACTTTTTAAATAACAATTTATGGCATTTTGGGACATTTTTAAAGATAAAAATGACTTCAACGAGAAAACAATCGTTGGCTTTTTATCATTCTCGGTGATGGCTATCTTCGCTGGAGCTGACATCGTTACAGGTATTTTAGGTAACCAACTGGTAATCAGTGATACTATCTTCAATTCATTTGTAATGATCACTCTAGGTGCATTTGGTATCGCCGAAGCAGGAAAGATCTTCGGAGGAAAGAAAGAAGAAAATAACGATTAAAAATTAAACTATGAGCTTAAAAAGTTTACAAGAGAAGATGGGCATAGCCGCTGATGGCGCTTTTGGTCCCGGAACAATGAAGAAGGCAATGGAGTTTTATAAGTTGACTCCAGTTAGAGCTGCACACTTCTTCGCTCAAACAGCCCACGAAACAGGAGGCTTTAAAGCATTTTCAGAGAACCTAAACTACTCCGCCCAAGGCCTGCAAGGTATCTTCGGCAAGTACTTCCCCGGTAACCTCGAAGAGTCTTACGCCCGCCAGCCTGAAAAGATTGCAAACCGAGTCTACGCCGACAGGATGGGCAACGGAGCCGAAGCATCAGGGGATGGATACAAGTTCAGAGGCAGAGGAGCTCTTCAGTTGACTGGTAAAGCCAACTACGAAGCATTTGCAAAGTACTTAGGCAATGACGAGGTCTTGACTAACCCTGATACGGTTGCTACTAAATACGCTTTTGAATCAGCTATGTTTTTCTTTGAAAGAAATAAGCTATGGACTATCTGTGATAAGGGCATCAACGATGCAGCTATCCTGGAACTGACCAAGCGCATCAACGGCGGTACTCACGGACTTGAAGACAGAAATGCCAAGACTAAGAAGTACTACGAATACGTGAAGTAATGAAACCAACAGCCATATTTTTGTCTATCGCCACCACACTTTCATTCGGATGCTCTTATTTTCTAGAGCTGACAATGGGTAACTTTGAGCAGTACCTTGCTCTAATTGCTGTGGTGTTTGTAGATGGATTTTTTGGCATCATTGCTGGAATCAAGAGAGAAGGTTTTAAGACCTTTAAAGCTGTTAGAGTACTACAAAGAACAATAGTATGGGTAATGTTCCTAACTGTTATCCTGATGGTCGAAAGAGGCTTTGCAGGAACTAGTTGGTTATCTGAAACCATTATCGTACCTTTCATTCTACTTCAGCTTATAAGTGCTCTTAAGAACGCTTCGATGTCTGGCTTTATCCATATAGGGGACTTAAATAAGATCTTAGATCGAATAGATCCTCACAAAGGAGAAAGAAAAGAATAAAAAGTTTAAAGAGCCCTTGCTTCGCAGGGGCTTTTTTCGTATATTAAGGTTATGAGCGAAGATAAAAATATATACGAAAGAGGCGCAGTCGAGATCCTCAAGGAAGAATACCCGACTATCTACTACGGCTACATTCAGATTCAAGCAGAGCAGTTAGAGCTCTTTGCAAAGAAGCATTTAGATTACGGAATGCATAACATCACTGCAGGTACTCAACTTGCTAACGAAGATGAGATTGGCTTTGCATTGACCGGACTCTGGTACCGAATCTCAGATAAGGTTAACCGCTGGAAGAATCTGCTGATTAATCGACGTAGTGTACAGAATGAATCCTTAATGGATACTTATCAAGACCTGGCTAACTACGGCATCATTGCTCAGTTAGTGGCTCGAGGTATGTGGAAGAAGTAAAATGGCTAAGAAGAAACTCCCTAAGGAGGTAAGCCTGGTTCGTGAATACAAAGTAGAGAAGTACGACACAAAGGAGAACAAAAACATCTCCTACAGTCAATACTCAATCTACAGTACTTGTCCACATCAGTGGTATCTTTCGTATCCGAAAAAGCTAGCACCTTATACTCCTAGCATTCATACAGTCTTTGGAACTGCTCTACACGAGACAGCTCAGAACTGGTTGGATGTACTTTACAACCAATCGGTAAAGGCTGCTACTGAAATCGATCTATCAGAGTATCTGATTGACCGAATGAAGAAGACTTACAAGAAAGAAAGATTTAATAACGGACACAAAGACTTTACAACTCCTCAGGAGCTTCAAGAGTTTCACAACGACGGAGTAGCCATAATGGACTACCTAAAAAAGAAACGTTCGATATACTTTAGCACAAAAGGAACTTACCTGGTAGGAGTAGAGGTGCCGCTGGTACAGCAGCTTAAGACTGGATTGTACTTCAAAGCCTATCTTGATCTGGTCTTCTACAATGAAGTTACAGGAAAGTATTTGATCTTAGATATCAAGACTTCGACTAAGGGTTGGAGTGATTACGAAAAGAAAAGCGATACTAAGATCTCTCAGGTACTATTCTACAAAGAGTTCTTTGCCAAGCAATTCAATACCGATGTAGAGAACATCGATGTAGAATTCTTTATCGTACGTAGAAAGATTTACGAAGGAGGAGAGTTTGTACCCAAAAGAGTACAGCAATTCAGACCTGCTTCAGGAAAGATTAAGCGAGGTCAGGCGATGTCCGGCTTAAATAGATTTGTAGAAGAAGCATTTTCGGATACAGGAGAATATCTTGAGAAAGACTATAATAAGAATGCATCTAAAAACAACTGTAGATTCTGTCCGTTTAACAAAAGCCCTCTCTGTAGCGCAGCTATTTTATAATTCCAAGCTATTTATATATGTATATAAACATATAAAGGCTATGGACAACAAAAAGCTGACAAGCGTTAGAGTAGAACAGCAGTTATTCGACGAGTTTAAAGTTCAATGCGTACGCTATAAATTTTCTTTTCAAAAGTTGGCAGATAGAGCTATTTTTTTCTATCTTACAGACGATACGTTTAGAGACAAGGTACATAATCAGAACGATATAAACTTAAAATAATGCAAGACAAATTTCGTTATGTTGAGCAGAAAGATCGAAAAAAGATTCTTCTGCTGTGTGATGATATAAGACTCCATTCCGGAGTCGCTACTATGGCAAGAGAGATTGTAGTAGGCACATCACATCACTTCAATTGGGTAAACTTAGGAGGTGCTATGAAGCATCCCGATGAAAAGAAAGCCTTTGATCTCTCAGAAGATGTTAACAAGCAGACCGGTATAACAGATGCTTCAGTGAAGCTATATGCAACATCAGGCTACGGCACTATTGAGGTTATAAGAGAGCTTCTAAGAGTTGAAAAGCCTGACGCTATCATGCTCTTTACCGATCCTAGATACTGGGCTTGGTTGTTTGATATCGAAAGAGAGCTTAGAACAACAATGCCTCTCCTGTACTTAAACATTTGGGACGATTACCCTACCCCTCTTTACAATAAAGCTTATTACGAGTGCTGTGATCTTCTTATGTCTATTTCAAAACAGACTAAGAATATTAACGAGCTTGTGCTAGAAGATGCTGCTAAAGGTAAGGTACTTACTTATGTACCTCACGGTATTAACGAAGAGCACTTCTTCCCTATTACACCTGAGTCTAAGAATTACGACAAGTACCAGGAGTTCAAAAAGAGCATCTTTGAAGGAAAAGATATTGAGTTTGTAGCGTTCTGGAACTCTAGAAACATCCGACGTAAATCACCGGGTGATGTTATTCTAGCCTATAGACAGTTCTGTGATCAAGTAGGTCCAGAGAAAGCAAAGAAATGTGCTCTAATTATGCACACCCAGCCTGTAGATGAAAACGGAACAGATCTTTACGCAGTTAGAGAAGCTATTTGCGATCCGAGCTACGTTAATGTATTCTTCTCTCAGGACAGATTAGGTCACGAGCAGATGAACTGGCTGTACAACCTCGCAGATGTTACTATGCTCATCTCTTCTAATGAAGGATGGGGCTTAAGCTTGACTGAATCTATGATGGCAGGTACTATGATCATTGGTAACGTTACCGGTGGTATGCAAGACCAGATGAGATTTGTAGATGATAAAGGTCAGTGGTATACTCCTTCGCTTGAAATACCTTCCAACCACATGGGTACTTATCTAGAGCATGGAGAGTGGGCTATGCCTGTCTACCCTTCCAACATCTCACTAGTAGGTTCGGTACCTACTCCGTACATCCACGATGACAGATGCGACTTCAGAGATGTAGCTGATGTCCTTGAAAGAATCTACATATTGTCTCCCGAAGAAAGAAAGCAGAAAGGACTTGCCGGACGTGAATGGGTAACATCAGACGAAGCAATGATGTCTGCTAAGAATATGTCCAAGAATGTGATTCTATCTATCGATCAAACATTTGAAAACTTTACACCTCGTAGCCGATACGATGTGATTAAGGTTGAAGATCTTCCTACTAAATATGTAAAACACCCAATGGTATATGAGTAAGCCAACAGTTTTAGTTAGTTGTCCAATTGATACGTACTCTGGATACGGAGGCCGTTCTAGAGATTTTGTTAAAGCCTTAATTAGTACAGGTAAATATAATGTCTATATTCTATCTCAACGCTGGGGGAATACTCGGTTTGGATATCTAAAAGACCATTCAGAGCATGATCTAGCTTCAAAGATTGTACCAAACGTTACAGGTCAACCTGATATCTGGATTCAAATTACAGTACCTAATGAGTTCCAACCTATTGGAAAGTATAACATAGGAGTTACAGCCGGTATCGAAACTACAATCTGTGATCCAAGTTGGATTGAAGGCTGTAATAGAATGAACCTCACACTAGTATCCTCTCAGCATGCTAAAGAAACTTTTGAGAGAAGTAAGTTTGAAGTGCAAGATAAGGGTAAGACTACAGGTACAATTGAACTGCAGAAGCCTATTGAAGTATTATTTGAAGGATTGGATATTGAAAAATATAAACCTGTTACTAGTAGTACTTTTAACCTCTCTGCAGTAGAAGAATCTTTTGCTTACCTCTTTGTAGGACATTGGCTGCAAGGAGACTTTGGACAGGATAGAAAAAATGTAGGATACCTTGTAAAAGCTTTCTTAGAAAGTTTTAAGAATAAGAAAGACGCTCCTGCTTTAATCTTAAAGACTCAATCTGCTAACGCTTCTATCTTGGATAGAAACCAAGTACTAAAAAAGATTGACGATATTAGAAAGAGTATTAAAGGTACTTTACCTAACATCTACCTACTTCACGGAGAGATGTCTGATGAAGAAGTTAATATGTTATACAATCATCCTAAAGTCAAAGCAATGGTTAGCTTTACTAAAGGAGAAGGATTTGGCAGACCTCTTCTAGAATTCTCAGCTGTGAATAAACCTATCATAGCTTCAGGATGGTCAGGGCATATCGACTTCTTAGATAAGGAATTTACTTACCTTGTTGCCGGTACTCTGACTAACGTACATAAGAGTGCTGCAATAGATAAAATGCTATTAAAAGAAGCTCAATGGTTTACACCAGACGATGCACAGACAGGAACTGCTTTGCGTATGGTATTTGACAACTATAAGAAGTATGCAGAGCTAGCTAAGAGACAGGGATATAAGTCTCGTACAAACTTTAGCTGGGAGAAGATGGCAGAGCAATTAGATCAAATTCTCTCAAGTAATCTTCCTGAGTTCCCTAAGCAAGTTGAACTTAAACTACCAACATTACAGCTACCTAAACTACAGAAAATAAATGGATAAGTTAACCGATTGTAAAAGATGCGGCTCTAATGCCTGCTACGAACAGCACATCAACGAACAGCTAACAACCTGGTTATGTATGGGATGTGGCTTTACAACCTCTACTGTTATGACAGAAGGAAGCCAGCCAGTCACTCAAGCCTTAGAATCCTCTCCAGAACTCTACAAAGACCTTCTTCATAAAGATCAAGACGATCATATATGGATGCCTGCTACGGTAACACTGCCTGGTAAAGGAATGGTGTTTATCGACGGCAGTACTAAAGAGAATTGGAGATGGGCAGCCGTTAAAGCTGTTGAGATTCTTAAAGAAGAACAGCACAAGTACCCTGAAGGGCAGACTCATAAAATGGATATGAAAGGAGCTCAAAACTTCGAACAGAGAGACTTTATGGACGCATTACAAGTAATTGGCTTTTACGAAATGTAATGAAAATTAGTTACGCAGTAACGGTTTGTAATGAGCTTGTAGAGATACAACGACTGCTTCCTTTCCTAATTCAGAACAAGAGGCAGGAGGATGAGATCATTATCTTTTACGATTCCAATAATGGAACTAAGGCAGTAGATGAGTATCTAAGAAGTCTATCTACGAATACATTTGCTCCATTTCGGTACATTAGTTACCACTTCGACGGGCACTTTGCTAACATGAAGAATGCTTTGACTGAAGCTTGCTTGGGAGATTATATCTTTCAGATTGATGCTGATGAGATGCCTAGCAGTTTTCTAATGCAGCATCTCCCTGCTCTACTTGAAATGAATCAGGTAGATGTTATACTAGTACCTCGAATCAACACAGTAGAAGGACTAACCCTAGAGCATGTACAGAAGTGGAACTGGGCTATTAACGAAAAAGACTGGGTAAACTTTCCAGACTATCAATGGAGGATCTATAAAAGATCTTCAGATATTAAATGGGTAAGCAAGGTACATGAATACCTAGAAGGATTTAAAACCGCTTCCCCGCTTCCCCCTCAGGAAGAATGGTGCTTGTTCCATCCTAAAACAATCCAGCGTCAAGAAAAACAAAACGCTTACTACGATACTTTATGATAAAGATTCGGTTAGTACAACCTGACCTACACCGCAATGAGATTGCTTTCCGTCCATATTGGAGAGCTAAAGACTTATTCAAAGAGGTAGGTATAGAGTTTACAACCGAGGATAGTTCATACGATTTTGCTTTTATTGCTCAAGCAAGCTTCATAGATAAGCAAGCAAGCTTAGCCGAATCGGTTGAGAAAGGTATTGAGTTTGTATCAAAGTTTGGTAAGGATGTTCTACTGCTTGATGGACAAGATTCACATTCCCTAATAGGAACAGTTGAAGTACTCCAAGCAACCGAGGTAAAAGTTTTATTTAAGAATACTTTACTCAAAGATCTCTCGCTATACGAACAGGGCTGGGTTAATGGAAGAACATACTGGGGTGCTGGAGATTACAAAGTACCTTTTATTAATCAAGTTAAGGACAGGATTAAGCTAAGCGGTACAAACTGGCTCTCTACAATCACCCCAACCTGGTATAATTACTCTTCAGACAAGCCTTACGATGTGTCGTGTATGTTTAGCTGGGGGGATAATTTAAATTATGAGTATACAAATTTAACTTCTCCTTACTACGACACCCACCGCAAAGAGTTACTAGAGAAGTTAGAAGGTACTTCTTATAAGGTTGCAAGGAGAGAAAAAGGAGTAAAAATTCCTCAAGAGCAATTCTACCAGAATATGTACAACTCTAAGATTGTAACAGCTCCTATCGGATATGGAGAGATGGCAGTACGGGATATTGAAGCAGCAAGCTTTGGAAGTATTCTTCTTAAACCTGATATGTCTCATCTAGATTCTTATCCGTTTATCTACCAGGATAATGAAACCTATATTGCCTGTAAGTACGATTGGTCGGATGTAGAAGAAAAGATCGAACACATCTTCAGGAACTATAAAGAACTTCAACCCTACTTAGTAGAGAATATGCGAAGAGCTTACACTACTCAGTACTCTAATCAGAGCTTAGTAGAATATTTTTACAAACAGTTATCAACAGTAGAGGGGATAGGGTATGAGAATAACTAATATAGATACGCTGAGTGCGTACTTGGATAGGTTGATCACTGAAAATATTAAGCTATACTTCTTTGAGAAAGATAACCTAGATGAAAAAGCTAGCCACCAGAAGCTTTTAATTAAAGAAGTAAAAGGAAAAATAACCGAACTACTAGTTGACTCTCTAGAAAATAGGTCTTATATTTATTTAGAAGAGCATCGTACCTTTGACGAAAATTCTATTGTTGAACAGCTAGAGGAGCTTATCCGAAACGATATCAACATAGGAGAAGCCGATCGAGCTAGATTAGAAGAGACTAAAAAAAGCAAACCTAATCTTGAAAGAATGGTTGTTAACGAAAAAAGGCTTCGCAAAGCTAACGAAGGTAGAGCAGCCAACAAAAACAATATCGATAAAATATTTAAACGCATAGCTGAAAAATGAACAAGACTGTTTTAATTACAGGTGTAGCTGGCCTACTAGGATCTAGACTAGCAGATTGGATTATAAAAAATAAACCCGGCTACAGGGTAGTAGGTATTGACGATCTTAGCGGCGGATATAAAGAAAACGTTAACCCAGAAGTTGAGTTCTGGCAGATGGATTTAGTCAATCATCCTATCGAAAATTGCTTTGAAGTTCATAAACCAGACTACGTTTTTCACTTTGCAGCCTATGCCGCAGAAGGTCTCTCTCCTTTTATTCGGACTTACAATTACAAGAACAATCTCGTAGCTACAGCTCGGATCGTTAATGAATGTATCAAGCACGATGTAGAGCGACTAGTATTCACTTCCACCATGGCAGTTTACGGCTTTGGGGAAGGAGGAATCTTCCACGAAGATATGAGACGAGCTCCTATCGATCCTTACGGAGTAGCTAAAGCAGCTTGTGAGCATGATATTGAAATTGCAAACGAACAGCACGGACTTGACTACTGTATTATCAGACCTCATAACGTCTACGGTGCTAACCAAAACATCTGGGATAAGTACCGCAACGTTCTTGGAATCTGGATGTACTATCATATGGAAGGTCAGCCGGTAACTATTTTTGGAGACGGTACTCAAAAGAGAGCATTTAGTTACATCGATGATTCTTTAGAGCCTCTATGGAATGCTGCAGTACGCCCTGAAGCTTCCAAGCAGATTATTAACCTAGGAGGTATTCAAGAGTATTCTATCAACGAAGCAGCTGATATTCTAACTGAAGTTGTTGGAGGTGCTGAAAGAGTTTATTTAGAGAAACGCCACGAGGTACATTACGCTATCCCAACCTACGACAAGTCTATCGAGCTACTAGGATTCCAGCACAAAACAGATCTTAAAGAAGGTTTGACTAAGATGTGGGAATGGGCTCAGCACCAACCTAAACGAGAGAGATTTGTTTGGGAGAATTACGAAATAGAAAAAGGAATTTATTCGTTCTGGAAAAAATAAACATGAAGCGGATTGTTATAATTCCTTGCTTTGGTGAAGGGCACTTTACTGCCTTACAGATTGAAAATCTTGTAAACACTATAAAGCCTACTCACATTATTTACAATGAAGGACTATTCCCAAAAGGACCTGAAAATAAAGGAGGAGTAGATGAAAGCTTTCGTAAAGAGTTCTGTTTCGAGGATACTAACCTAGCCTGGGATACGCAAGTAGTACAAGCAGCTGTAAAAGAAGCTCAAATAAAGTACCCCGAGATACAAATTACCTGGAATGCAGTAGACTACTCAGCCATAGATGCTAACGACTGCTACGTACATTCAGTTAGTAACTTTGAAGAATTAGGTGTAGTTGTACAAGAAGGAGATTTGATATTTCCTCTCGAAGGAGATGTATTCTTTCACAAAAATGATACCGACTTACTAGAAGAACTTATCTCCAATTTAAATCCTGATGAAGGTCTTCAAGCTCCGTACTTAGACTTTATGGAGAATCAATACTACATAGAGGCAGAAAGTTTAGATCCTTCCCGCATTCATAAAAGAAGAATTGTTATTAAGTTTGGAACCTGGGAATACTACAGAGAGGTTGTAAAGAACTTCACAAGTCAGAAATACCCTCAACTAACAATCTTTCCAAGATACGTATTTCACTATGCCTGGTGGAGACCCGGTAAGTATAAAGATCTTAGATTTAGACAACTCATACGCCCAGAAGCTTACAGAAATGCTTTTAAGTCTGCATTAGAGCAGGCTAAGCATAACAACCAGGACAATATTATTATCAGGCCGGATAGATTAGAAGCTGATCCTCTACGTTATATAACTCGAATTAATATAGATCACCCGTTGGAGATCTATACTCATCCTAACTATATTAAAGCATTATGACACTAGCAGTTATTTACAACCACAATCTTCCTGATCTAACCGATCAGCTTTTTGAATCTCTAGAAGCACATAGAGATGATTCTTATGACCTAATCATTATAGATAACGGTTCTACACCGGAAGGTAAAAGCAAATACACTACTCACGAGACAGGACAGAATGTTTACTTTGGGGGAGCTTTAAACCTTGCTATGCAATTGTTTTTAGAGAACAAAGAATACGACAGTCTGCTTTCTCTCAATAACGATTTAATTCTACATGGAGGTAACTTTGTTAAATCTCTTCGCAAAGCTATGTTCGAAAAAGATTACAAAATTGTTTCTCCTTGTGTACTACAGCCTCAAAAGAACCAGTGCAAATGGAAGTATGTTCATTGCTGGTCTGCTACCGAAGTACGTGATGTTAAGTGGGTAGACTTTCAAGCACCTTTAATGCATAGAGACTTAGTTGAGAAGATTAGTCAGTTTTCTAATCAGCTGATCTACGGCTGGGGACAGGATGTATACTCAGGTATTGTTTGTGAACAGAACAACTGGAAAGTAGGAGTTGTTGACTGGTGTCCAGTCATACATTACTCTGCTCAGACCTACAAGCAGGAAAAGAGTGACTTATCTCTTAATGAATATTGCCGTAATGCTGAAGGAAATATGTTCAAGTTCTTTGAAGATAACGATTTAGTTCGTATATTCAATGAATACAGAACTCTCTCTGCAAACTACACATATGCGTAACGTTGTTTTTATCACAAACCTTAACACTAATTACGACACTGTTAACTATTCTCAGTTCTGCTTAGCTACCTGGCAGCACTGGTGTAAGCGACACGATGTAGAACTTATCGTATTAGATCAACCTCTAGTAGATCCTACTGAGATGAAAGCTACCTGGCAGAGGTGGTACGTCTTAGACATACTAGAGACAAATAATATTGAATACGATCAAGTAGCATTAGTGGATATTGATACGATGATACACTGGGATGCTCCTAATTTCTTTAATGAAACTAAGCACAACCTAGCAGCCTGTGTCGATAACGATAATGTAGGTTGGGTATGGCAGAGCTTGGAAGGCTACCAACACTTATTTCCAGAAGTAAAGCTGGATTGGGTCAACTATTACAACTGCGGATTTGTTGTAATAAACAAACAGCATAAAGAATTGTGCACTGCTATTACAGATTTCTGGCATAATAACGCAGAAACGTTAACAAACCTGCAGACAACTTTGCGCAAAGGTACAGATCAAACACCTGTTAACTACCTTACACGGCAGTTAGACTACGATGTAACTCTACTTAATAAGAGATGGAATCTCACTCACTTAAATCGCAAAGAACTTCTTAACGATTTTATGTTTGTAGATTGCGGTTACGTATGGCATTTTAACGGCTTTGATAAAGAGCACCGTGTTCATTTTATGAGTCAGACCTGGAGCAAATACAGAGATCAATATGAAAACTAAATTTGCAATTGGCTGTCTAGTACAATGGTACGAAATTGAAATGCTTCCAGAGTATATTGATACTCTTTTAGCAGCTGTTGACATATACGATAAAGACCAAGTACTTATCGATATTAAGCTCACCACTAACCAAGAACTAGAACAATTAGATAATCCAGACAGGTTAGCTTATATTCTATCTCAGTTTGAGAAGCAAGTGGAAAGACTTAATGAATACTCAGCAAATGTTTATATTGATGAAACTCTTATAACTATAGCAGATTATCGAAGAGAGTTTAATGCCAAGTACTGTACTATGGTTGATGTACTGGTGTGGGGTGAATCAGATATGTTAGTCCCAAAGCAGGCATTTGTAGTCACAGATCACCTACACCAGAATGTAAAACATACTCCTAAGTACATTGCAACATTCGGTATTTGTAAAATGTGGGATAAAAGCTGGGAACCACTAGAGCATCCAGAATTTACAAATAAACCTTTTATAGAAGGAGATACAGAAAATTGGTGGAGCATTCCTTATACTATGTCAGAAGAGGAAATGAATAGCTTTAACAACATTGAAGAACTACAAGTATCTACTATTAGTCCGCACAAATTTAACGGATGCGGATTAGTAATATCTTCAGAAGTTATTAAAGCAGGAGTTAACATTCCTTCCTCTGTTTTCTTTATTCACGAAGATACAGCGTTCATGCACGTACTGCATCAGTTACTCCCTACTACTCCTCAATACCATTTTAGGAATTTGCTAGTAGTACACAATAGAAAACATCCTCAGAAGAGAAACTACATTGCCGGAGAGCAATCTTTTGAAAGCGTGGATATCGATAATAAGAGAAAATCTCATAACTGGTATAAATTAGCTAACGAATATTGCAGAACCAATACCAACAATTTATTCAACCCTAACTACAAGTCCTACACCTGGCAGGACGTTTTTAAAGATGCTTAAAATATACTACAGAATATCTGAGGCAGGTTATAATAAGATTAAACCACCTTATATTAATAATGAGAATTGCCTGCGAAACTTTGTAAAGCATTTCGATCCTAGCTCTATTACTGTAATTGCGGATAATATAGGAGAGGAGACTTTTGAAATGATCTGCAAGTATGTACCGGCTGAAAATATTCAAAGACATTCTGTAGGTAATGGAGCAGGTACATTCAATCTTGCTTTAGATCAAGCCCTTCAGCTAGAAGATGACACTACAGTATACTTCGTAGAAAATGACTACCTGCATAGAGCAGGAGCTAGACAAGCTCTAGAAGAAATCTTTCAGACAGGAGTACAGTACATTACTCTTTACGATCATCCAGATAAGTACGTACTAGCAGAACATGGAGGAAACAAACTATGTAAAGATGGTCCTGAGATTACTCGTGTATTTGTATCTCGCTACTCTCACTGGAAGGTTACTAATTCAACTACTATGACCTTTGCTGCTAAAGCAAAGACATTAAAAGCAGACGAAGACATCCTACGGAAGTATACAAACGGCATACATCCAGAGAGTGGAAAAGTTACAGGCCATCCTTATGACTTCTCTATGTTTTTGGAATTAAACGCTCGCAAGCGTGTATTAATAAGCCCGATACCCGGGTACTCAACTCATGGAGAGACTTATTTTATGTCTCCTTTAATCAACTGGGAAAACGAAGTCGATGATTACCACGTGCATCTCCACTAACAACAACTTAAACTACCTTAAGCTAGCAGTTGCTTCTGTAAGAAAGAATGCATACTATAAGGATCAACCTATTATTGTACATGCTGAAAATTGCACAGACGGTACAGACGAATGGTTGAAAGCTCAAGCAGGTGAGGTAGGTATTGAGTACTACATAGATCACAACACCAAACCTAAAGGTATTGGCGGTGGGATGAACTTCTGTGTAGACAAAGCTCAAACTGAATTCGTAAATATTATCCACTCAGATATGTGGATCGGTCCTAATCAAGACCTAGAGTTATTAAAGCTATTTGAAAATAATAACAGCAGGCTGATCGCATCTTCGTTTAGAATTCAACCTAAAATCTTCCCAGCTGATCCGGACTACAGACCCGGTACAGTTTTCTTCCCATCAGAAGTTTTTGGGGAGTACCATTACAACTTTAATACAGAGTTATTCGATCAGTTTGCCTCAGAGTTCTCCGAACTTAACAAAGGTACGGAAGTTCGAAAAGGAGGAGGAGCTGGCTTCTTCTGCCGCAAAGAAGACTTTACCCACATAGGAGGAAACGATCCTCTCTTTGCTCCCTCTAGTTGGGAGGATATGGACCTGTTTGTAAGAATGCAGCTAGAAGGCTTTGAATTCAGAATGGTAGCTACTTCGGTACTATACCATTTTTCTGCTAGAGGAAGTCACTTTAAGGACGATAACCTAGCAGTTAAATCAGATAGACAGCAGCTAGCAGAGCAAGCAAACATCAACAAATTTAACAGCAAGTGGGGCCGTCTTCCTGATCACGATGAACAGACATTTGTTAAACCTATTTATAATAGTGGAGTAAATCCTGTTATGTCTTTTACAGAAAATCTAAAATATTTTGAAGGTTATGAAAGGTGAAAAAATTTTTATCACCGGCGGAGCAGGGTACCTGGGCCGAAATCTTGTCGAGAGGTATTACACTGATAATGAAATAACAGTGTACTCTAGAGACGAAGCAAAGCACTACTACCTTAAAAAAGAGTTCCCAAACATTAATTGCGTCGTAGGAGACGTTCGCAACTACGACTTGCTTAGAAGAGCTTCCGCCGGACATACTATTGGGATTTTTGCTGCATCTTTAAAACAGATTGAAGCTGTAGATCAGAATGTAGAAGAAGGAGTACGAGTGATTGTAGATGGAGCTATTAATTCTAGAAGAGTAGCAGAAGAGAATAACTTTAAAGCAGCTTGCTTTATCTCTTCAGATAAATCTAGAGCAGCTACAACCCTGTACGGTGCTATGAAGTTTGTAGCAGGAGAAGCTTTTATTGTAAACGCAGAGAAGTCTAACGTTAAGCTTTCAACTGCTATCTATGGTAACGTACTAAACTCAACCGGTTCGATTATTCCTTTGATGTGGGATGCAATTAAGAAAGGTTATAAACTTACTCTGTACTCTCCTGAGATGACTCGCTTTATGATCGATATCGAGCAAGCTATCGACCTTATAGAAGCAGGACTACAGGAAACTGGTTATAATGTTATACCTAATTTAAAGGCTTTTAAGGTAAGAGATCTATTTGAAATTTATGCTGAAAAGTTTGGATTAGAATATAAACTCGGCACACCACGCATCTCAGAGAAGCTACATGAAATGATGGTATCTAAGGAGGAAAGACCTCGTACGTTCTACAACAAGGACAACGATACTTACTACATGCACTACAAAGACATCTCAGACAGACAAGTAAGCTGGGAAGAATTTACAAGCGATCAAGTAGCAGTAAGTAAGCAGGAACTTGAAGATATTCTACAACACTATAATTACTTTCAATGAACGTTTTAGTGCTAGGGCATAAAGGCATGCTTGGACATATGGTTTCCGAGTACCTCTCTAATAATGGAGTTACAGTTACTGTTACTCCTTTCCGCTACTTAACTCCTGATTTTGCTGATGCAGTAACTTCCTTTAAAGGAGAGTATATTATTAACTGTATTGGAGCTATTCCTCAACGGACTAAAGACTTTTCTATCAACGAAGATCTTCCTACCTGGTTAGATATTCTAGCAAATACTAGAGTTATACACCCTGGAACTGATTGTGAAGTAGACGAAGATGTTTACGGCGTATCTAAAAGAAAAGCTAGAGACTTTATTATTGAAAAAGGAACACGTACTAAGATACTCAAAACATCTATCATAGGACCTGAATTAGACTCTAAAGTTAGTTTACTTGAATGGTTTTTAAATAGCGAGAACTCAGTAGGAGGCTACACCAAAGCTATGTGGAGCGGCATTACAACTTTAGAATGGGCTAAACAATGTTATAAACTAATGCAGGATTGGGATAGCTACAAAGTAGAAAATACTATTGAAAGTACTTGCCTCTCTAAATTTGATTTACTATCTTTGATTAAAGAAGTATTTAGTAAAGATATTGAAATCGTACCAAACTCTTCAGTAGAAGTAAATAAATGCCTCGTAGGAGAGATAAAAACAAAATCAATTAAAGAGCAGCTCATTGAGCTAAAAGAATACTATTATGATAGTTGACCTAAACCCAGAGTTTGGCTATGAACTTGTATGTGCAGCTCCTTATGCGTACTGGCTTAAAGAGCAAGGAGAGTATGTTAAGGTAATAACAAGCAAAGGAATGAAACCTTTCTACTGGTTTTGTGACGAAGTAGAAGAGAAGTATACAACTAGGTCTGTAGATAATTCCTCTAACGGAGTACAGAATCTACCTAACAGCTGGATACATCATAATGCTCTAGCTATTTTCGGGAAAGACTATAGCCTACTTACTGAAGAAGAACAGAAGCAAGCCAACGGATGGTTAGATTACTCTCAATGGGTAGCACCTCCTTATGCTGAGAAGTATTACAAGAAAGATACACCTGCTTTGAGTAACTATGTTATTATCTCAAATAGGTTTAACTTAGAACACGGGCAGACACCTATTGGGTACTTTGATATAGAGAGTCTGTATATAATGTTTAATCTTTTAACTGAGAAAGGTTATAACATTATCTATAAACGACCTCGTAATACAGAGTTTGCTACCGATCCTAATGAGCTACAGAATAGAGATATCTTAGCTAATGTAGAAGGTCAAGGAGTAATTACTGATTATCAGCTTACTGAATACTTTGAAAATGTATACCTATTCGATGATATTGTTAACCAGGTAGGAGGTACATACAATGAAGCTCAGTTAGCAATATACTCTAGTGCCGAAGGATTTATATCTATGGGTGGAGGCTCAAGCATACTTTGCAGCTACTTTAACAAACCTGTTATTATTTACGTTAACACTTCTAAAGATATTAGACCGGGTTATTTTGAAGGAGAATCTTACTTCAATAAATTATCTAAAGCAAAGGTAGTACCTGTAGTTGATACCTTAGACGAAATAGTTAAGAGAGGTTATCGAGATTACTCTAAGGTATTTGAATCTATTAAAGAAGTATTGTAATGAAAGTTTTAGTAACAGGAGGAGCAGGATTTGTTGGTACAAATTTAATCAAGAGACTTCTTGAAGAAGGTCATGAAGTAGTTTCTATTGATAATTACAGCACTGGCCTGGAGAGCAATCACCAAGACGGAGCAGAGTACCTGAACTATGATATCAGAAATATCACCAGCTACGATTGGATCAAGCCTGAGTTTGTTTTCCATATGGCTGCCATTGCTCGTATTCAACCTTCATTTGAAAAGCCTCAAGACTATTTTGAAGTTAATGCACTAGGTACAATGAGGTTAGTAGATTGGTGTGCTAAATCAGGAGTACCCGTTGTGTATGCAGGTTCATCTTCTAAGCATAGTGGAAGGTACAAAAATCCTTACACTTTTTCAAAAGATTTAGGAGAAGATATAATCAAACTATACCAGCAACACTACCAACTAAAAGCTTCAATTGCGAGGTTTTACAACGTTTACGGACCTAATCAATTAACAGAAGGAGGTTATACAACTTTAATTGGTAGATGGATTAATAGTTGGTACAAGCAAGAGAAGTTCGTAATTTATGGCGATGGAGAACAACGCAGAGACTTCACACACGTCGATGATATTGTTGATGCTCTAACACTAGTTATGTACAAGCAGACTTACGGATACGAATTTGAGCTGGGAAGAGGTAAAAATTACTCTGTAAACGAAGTACTACAAATGTTCCAACAGACTGCCGAGTATTTCCCAGCACGCCCAGGCGAAGCCTTAACTACCCTGAATACAGATAATACTGCTAGAGAAGTTCTAGGATGGAAACCTACCCGCAACCTTACAGATTACCTAAAAGAAGTTATTAAATGAAAATTAGCTTAATACAGCCAAGCCGTAATAATCTTAAGTACCTTAAGTGGTCTTATGAATCAATTAGAAAAAATCAAGGAGAGCACGAGATTGAAATTTGTGTAGCTGACGATGCTAGTACAGACGGAACGTGGGCATGGTGTGTAGAGACGGAGAAAAAAGATCCTAACTTTAAATGGATTCGTAACCAAGGTCCGGAAAGATTAGGGCATACTATTTTATACGACCGTTTAATTAATAATGTAGCAACTGCAGATGTAGCGATGATCTACCATGCTGATATGTACTTATGTCCAGGTGCTATTTCTGCTATTGAGAAACATATTAAGCCAGGTGTAATTGTATCTCTAACTCGAATTGAGCCACCACTACACCCTCCAGGACCAGAAAAGGTTTTAGCTAACTTTGGTACTGAGCCTGAAGAGTTTAACGAAGAGGCTTTCTTAAACTGGTATAGTAAGCTAGAGGTGCAGCAAGCTACAGAAGGTGTTTTTGCTCCCTGGGCTTTCTACCGCAAAGACTTCCAGAAGATTGGAGGACACGACCCTTTATATGCTCCGCAATCAAAAGAAGACTCCGATATTTTTAACCGCTTTCACCTAGACGGAGTTAAATTTGTGCAGACTTGGGAAGGACACGTATACCATATGACCTGCAGAGGGTCTAGGTTTAATCCTACCTTGACAACTCCAGGTAAAAATAGTAGCGAGTGGGAAGCTCAAAATATGAGATCTACTCGTAATTTTATTCGGAAGTGGGGACATTTTGTAAAACATGATAGTATGATGAAACCAATTGTATCTCCTAAGTACGACATTGGTATTAAAGTCACAAATTGTACCAGTGAATTATTAGAGCTTCTTGAACCCTGGTGTTCAACAATTCTGATCGATGATGAGATGCAGGTACTAACTACTCACTACTTGGATAAAGAACAGCATAACACTCAATATAATCTTGCAGAGAAAATCAAAACAACTCCGTTCGATACCTTACAAAATGAAATCATACTAACTGTGGATAAAAATACTTTTACTGAATATGACTTTCAAGTACTGCAACAGTTACCGGAGATTATCCAAATGAATGGAAACCCAGGTACATATACCGTAAGTAGTATGTCTTTAGAAATTAGTAAGATGAACGAATATCAGAATAGTTTAATTAACTTATAGACAAATGGGCAAGATTCATTTGCAAGATCTAGACCGCTACCAGGAAGAAGCACGTCCTTACCAGCCGATCAAGACAAATAAGAAGAAAAAAGTAGGTCCTATTTATAAAAAGGACGACGATCAGTTGGATCGAAACTAACTTCTTCTTATATTTAAAGCATGAAAGAGCTACTCTTAAAAGAAATCCAAAACGTAATTGCTGAAGCCACTAAAGTAAACTTTAAGGGTAAGCAGTTTGTACTTAAGGTGGGTGTTAACGAAGATCCAAACAAAAAAGGAATCAAAGTACAATTCATTCCTGCTGATATGTCTCCTATCAATCCTACCGAGCAGAATGAAATTGCAATGGCATTAGCTGAAAAGCTTGATACAGGTCTTAAGCAGTACGGTATGCAAGTAGAGAGAGACAGAGAGCTTAAAGACAAATCAATCGTAGGCTTCTTCATCTACATCGAATATGTAGATAAAATTATCCGTCAAGCATTAGGAACTGGAGCTTAACCTAACTTACTTTTATGAAAAGATTCTCTTTCTACAGTCGAACAGATAGTAGCCAGGAGGCTATTGGATCTACTTTTACATTTAACCGCCTTGCTGCTGCTAGGTACTTTGCAGAAAGAAAACATTTACCGCTTAAGAGCTTCTTAAGCCTATTTAAAGTCACTAGATGAATCCTAAGGAAATACTTAGACGAATACTAAAAGAACAGTTACCTTTGAAGTACCGAATAAAAGAGGTACCTCGAAATAAAGAAGCTATGCATAAAGAATTATTTATAGAAATACTTAAGCTGTTAAAAGAAATCGACGATCGAACAGACTTTGTAGCTTCCGAAATTGGAATGGATATTGCAGCTTACGAAGATAAGTTCTTTAGAGTTATCCACAACTTAATGAGAATGACCTTTAACAGGGAACAAGTTTTTCTAATCGAGCTGTACTTGAATGAAATCGACTACAACGAAAAAGAAGAATGGGATGGATGCATCTCAGTAACTGTTGGTAAAAAAGAGCAGAAGATTGCATTCCGCACCCCAGAAGATGTTTGGGAAGCTATTCAGAAATTTAAATAAAAGTTGGATCCTAACCAACTTCTTGCTATCTTTAGGTAAATAAATAAAAACATGGATAAAAGGTTCTGTACTGTGTGTGGGGATGAGATTAATCCCTTGCGTGTTAAGGCTCTGCCTGAAACTAAGACTTGTATTAATCACTCTACTGTAGGAGCGAAACGAGGTCGTATTCTCACTTTAGGAGAAGGAGATCATACTTACAATGAGATTGAAATTCTTGACGAAGAAACCTACCGCAAGGTAGTAGCTATAGAGTTAGGTGTGGATCGTCTAGCAGAAGAGATGCCTGAGATTCAAAACTACGATCAAACTCTGGTTGCTGATGATACTCGTGCATTGAAAGAGAAAGCAGAGAAGTTTTTGGATGATGAAGAAGATGTAAAACTTCTAGAAGATCCAGATGAAGTAATTGAAGACTCAGAAGAAGAAGAGGAGGAAGAATAGTGGAGGAAAGAAAGAGAGGGAGACCGAGTAAGATACTCCTCAGAGAGGATATCGAGCGTGCAATCCGGATGACTAAATCCAATAAGGCTGCCGCTCGATACCTTCACTGCTCCTTTCCTCATTACAAAAAGTACGCCAACCTCTTCAAGGCAGAAGATGGAAGGACGCTTTTTGAGACACATCTCAATCAAGCCGGTAAAGGAGTTCCCAAGTTTCTAACAGGAAGAGCTAAACAAGCTCCTTTGAAAGAGATCTTAGACGGAACGTTCCCAGTAGAACATTTTAAGCCAGCTAAGATCAAGGCAGCTCTAATTTCAGAAGGGTACCTAGCCGAGCAGTGTAATAGATGTGACTTTGGAGAAGCTAGATTGCTTGACGGTAAAGTACCTCTCATTCTTACTTTCAAAGATAAGAATAAACATAACTACCATCGAGATAACATCGAGCTACTTTGTTATAACTGCTCCTTTCTCTATGCTGCTTCTCCTATTTCCGATGATCAGGTAGAACAGATGGAGGATTATGTAGAGCTGCAAGTAAAAGACTATGATTGGGAGATCGATCAAGCACATATCGATCACCTAAAGGAGTTAGGACTGTGGGAAGATAATAAAAAACCTGGTGAGGAATTTATATCTCGGCAATGAAAGTACCTAAGAAGCGACAAAGACCTCAGCTAGATTCAGAGAAGAATAAACAGTTCCTACTAAAGAAGCACGCTGATAAACTTCTTGAACAGGACCAAAAAAATAAAAAGCTGTCGGAAAAGTTGCTCAATCGAGACATCTTTACTATCTTTAGTGAAGAAGAAACAAATAAAGGTTATGAGCGAGAAGAGAGGACAGACGGAGAAGATCAGATTTGACTTCAATACCGCAGGTGTATTAGAGATTCAACTTCATAACGAAACCTGGTACCGAGTTACTGCTGCTACTTTCCGTGCTTACGACGGACCTCGCCGCATTACCGAGCCTCAGTTTACTGAACGAGGTAACCCCTGGGTACCTATGCATACCTATGTATACGAAGGACCGGTATATTACTACGGCTCTAATAAGCAAGCTACCAAGCAGAATAACTATACTACCCGACAGCTATGAAACAATTTGTATTTGAATCTCCGCAAGAGTTTGATGCTTTCTTTACCGGAGAGAATCTCAAAGTAACAGAAGCAATCACTGAGGGTATTCGACTGGCTGTGCAAGCTAAGAAGAGGCATGCCGACCTATTTGAAGTTAGCTTTGAAGGAGGAGATACTGCATTTGATATCAGCCTTCCGTCTATGGAGTGGCCTCAAGCATTATCTAAATGCCTGGAGATCTATGAGCAGAAAGAGATGTACGATGATGCAATCGATACCTATCAGTTAATCAAACAGATTTCAGATGCAAGAGATCTTATCTAAGACTCACTCAGACGGAACTACCATTAGGTACTTTATGTCTGAAAATGGAAGGGTTATAACATCTGAAACCTCTTACAGTAAGGGTCATAAGAGTCTCTATGAAGAGTTAGAAGAGAAGAATAAAGGACTACCTAAGACCAAACACCAGTACATGACTGATGAAGGTAAGGTGGTAGGATATCTTACTGCAAAAAAGTTAGGAATTATTACTTAGAAGAGTTGGAACCAACGAAGTTAGTTCCTATCTTTAAGTATAATTAAAAACAAAATGGTTATGATGATTTCAAACAGCAATGCAGACCGCGTAATGACAATCGAAGAGTTGAAGAAGGTAGTTCCTTTTGCCTTCATCGACAAGCCTACTCGACAGGTATCAGACAAGTACGTTCACGTACCTACTAGCCGAGTAATTGAAGACTTAACGACGATGGGATGGGAGCCAGTTCAAGCTGCTCAACGCCGAGGTCGTGCAGGTAAGACTTCTATCTTCTCTAAGCACATGATTAAGTTTCAGAACCCTAACCTCCTTATCAAAGGTGCAGAAGGTGATGATGTATTTCCTCAGATCATTCTGACTAACTCTCACGATGGTACTCAATCATTCAAGTTTATGATGGGGCTGTATCGTCTGGTGTGCAGCAATGGATTGGTAGTAGCTGATGAGCAGTTTGCTAACTTTAAGATCCGCCACATGGGTTACTCGTTTGAGGATCTGCAGAAGCTTATTGAGACTGCAGTGCAGGAGCTACCTAAGAAGGTTGAGGTTATCAACAAGATGAAAGAGGTTGTGATGACGGAAGAGCAGCAGAAAGACTTTGCTTTGAAGGCTTACCTACTACGTCGTGGTATCGAACTAACCGATGAGGTTAAAGTAGAAGATGAGGTGTTGGAAGGTATTCTTTCTAGCCGCCGTAAGCAAGACGAAGGAAATGATTTGTGGTTGACTTTCAACCGAGTACAGGAAGCTATCACCCAAGGAGGCTTCAAAGGAGCATTGAATGGAGCTAAGGTACGCCAGGTACGTAAGATTCGTTCATTCGAGAAAGACTTGAAGATCAATCAAGACCTATTCGAACTTGCTCTGCAGTATGCGTAAGATCAGAGATAAGAAAGCTACCCCACCTGTCCGTTTCGAAAGAGACGGGCAGCTGTGGGAGGTAGTTCACAAGACTTCTCAAATGGCGTACGCTGTGAGGTTGTGTAAGAAAGGTTATGCGTTCGGTGTTGTTGAAAGATTCTATGAGCATGTCTAAGATTAAAGCAATTATCGATCAGAAGTTTAAACTGGTAGGCACGATGGCTACCGGGATGAAGGGTGGTGAAGAAGGTAAGAGAGGTAGAAAGGTTAACCCAAGTAAAAGACTTATCTTTAACTTCAACCCAGACCTAGCCAAAGAAGAAGATGTAGTGTATATGATGTGCGATGGAGAAGAGATTCTTTACATCGGGTATACAGCTAACTCTCTACAGCAACGCTTTGAAGGATACGACAAAGGCCGCTTTGCAAAGATGGGCGGAACTAACAAGAAGATCTTTAAGAAGATGATTGAGAACGATCACATGCTTGAGATATATTCCACAAAGGGGGATAAATTATTCTGGCATGGTGTTATTCTCTCACTAAGCAGGAGCTTGGAATACGCTTTGATTAACAAATACAGTCCAAAGTGGAACAGCAGGGTCCGGTAAGCAGGGAGGCCGAGGGGCGAGCAGGGGGCGTTTCCCTCTCTCGCACCGAAGGTGCCACGCGCATTCTCATCAAAAGCCCGCAGGGCTTGTAATCAAAACTTAACAATGGCGTACGGAAGTATTAAATGGGAACCTTGGGTAGTAGTGCTTAAGGATGAAAAGAAGAGGACAGTAGAGGTTGTAAGATTTGACAACTTCGAAGATATGATGATATGGAAGAAGTCCGAAGAAGGGACGGCTGTCCATAACATGCAGTTCCTAACAGTTGTCTCAATGACCGAGCGGTACTATCTTCAGTTATACTCCTACGAACAGGAGGTGTGGTGGAATGAAGTCGAACATCTAATCAGAAAGCTATGACCAAGAGAATACCTCTAGACCAGGACCCGGCCTTTCGGGACCTAAATTGGGACCTTCCTTCAATCCAGGAATGGGATAATACATTACAAGACGGACTAGAGGATGAGGAGTGGAGTGATGATGAAGAGTGAAGAAAGAGAAGAGAATGGCTATGAAGATGGAGTAGATATCTTCTCAGCATACAAAAGAAAAAAGACAACCTTCAGTGAATCTTTAGAAGATGATGAATAAGATAAAATCAACACATAAGGCAGAGTTACTCGGCTACCACTGGACAGAGGCATACTCTAAAACTAGGAATACAATCTGGACAAGTACTGGGGAGGAACATCTGGAGGCATGTCTGAGGATGGTAGAAAATTATGAGAGACTTGTGCTAGACTTTGGTCCTACCTCCCTACAAGGACGTCAAATTGCTAAAGGGACTGTTAATGATCTCCTTTCTCTCATTAAGATAAAACGTAAGTTGATTAAGAAGGGATGATGTTTAGAGGAAACCGTAGCGTATATAAAGATATTTGTATAGAGTGATATAGAGATATGGAGATATAAATTGTGTGTAGACTTAAAGCAGAGAGTGAAGTTAAAGTAAAGATTCAATAGCTAGTACCTGCCTACCCCTCTTGCAACTTTTTTCTCTATAGAATTTATTAAATTTTCAACCTTAAAGTAAAGCTTTAAGTATTCAGTAAACCGTAGAAAAAACCGTAACCCAGAAAACCGTATGCAGATAATCCTCCTTACAATCATCAGTGCCTTAACGTACAGAAAACCGTACCTACTAGGTAACCGTAGCCAGGAAACCGTCCCAGGTAACCGTAGGGAGACAACCGTCCAGAAAACCGTAGGAGGAAACCGTAGGGAGGGAACCGTCCAGCCAACCGTCCGTCTAGTGATCGATCTAGAGACTGGGACAGTTAAATCAAAGCTTGAAGTTAAAGCAGAGCTTTAAGTCGGATGTACGTGGTGTATGCTCTGAGGCTGGATGACTATGTAGGTGTCCGCCTCTCTCCCTCTCAGGTTATTCTTAAGGTAGGAGTGTCGATGCATGATGCGGAGTACCGCCTAGACGCTAATGAGCGCTACGAAGGTAGAAATTCCTATCGAGCGCTTTTTAAAAAAATAGAAGTACTAGGGCAGAAAAAATTTAGGACCAAGGTAGAGGCTCTAGGGTATGAGCAAGCCCTACTGCAGGAGTTAGGCAGCAAGGACCTTAGTATACAGGAGCAGGTGAAGGGAGTAACTGAGTTGAGAGTTCTGACTCCAGACCGCCTGGCAGTAGTGCATCAGTGGATGAAATAACCTTCAAGCAAAGCTTTAAGTTAAAGTAAAGCTTTAAGTCTAGAGTATAAGGTACCGGCCCGTCTACTCTTCCGCCTCTCTTCCAAGGGCAGGCCCGTCAACCATCCTAAATGTACGAAAAAAAAAGTTTGTGACCAACTAAAAAAAAGTTGGATTGAAAAAAGTTTGTGCCTATCTTTAGGTACAATTAAAAACAACAACTGTTATGGCAAACATGAGCTACTGTCGATTTGAGAATACGTATAACGATCTTTTAGATTGTTTTGAGAATATCTGGAATGAAGCTGAAAACGAAAGAGATGAAAGGTATCGTGTTCGAATGATTCGTTTCCTTAAGGAGCAGCTTAATGAGATTGAGGAACTGAATGAAGAGTTAGATTTGAATGAAGAGTTAGATAAACCCGGAATGTTTATCGATGATAAAGAATGGGAAAAAGAAATGGGTCGATAGTTGACTATTTTAAATATAGTTCCTATCTTTAGTAAACAAATAAAAACAACGGTTATGAAAAAAGAAAAGTTAATATTGAATGAGGAGATGGTTGGTACTTATATCAACCGGGTGCTATGGTCGGATATTATGCCCTTAGGTAGGATAGTATCTATCAAGAGTAAGACCAAGGTACTAGTCCAGAGAGTGAAAGCAGGAGAGAATAAGGTCAAGATGGAGTTTGTGCCCGGAGGCTTTGCAGGTCATTGTGTCAACAACTACCAGCAGGACTATGACTTCTACGATGAAGGGCAGCCCTTTGAGCTTTCTCTCAGTAGGAGCTCTATGAAGAGAAGCTTCTTGCAGTTTGCTAACTGCCCGATGAAGCATCACGATTATAACTTCTAGGAAAAAAGTTTTGGGAGGGGGTTGGTTTATCCAACCTTCCTTCGTATATTTAGGTACAAACAAAAAAATAAAGGTTATGAATGAAAACATTAAAGAATTGGTGGTTGAATTTGCAGAAGCATTAGACGAATCAGTTGTAATAGCATTATTTGATGAGCTAAAAGCTGAGGATAAGCCTTTTGCAAAAGAGGCACTACTTCGGTATTTGTCAAAATATTTACCAATTTAGGTAAGATAATTTCAAAAAAGTTTAGGAGGGGGTTGGTTTTACCGACCCTCTTTCTTATCTTTAGGTATTAATAACAACAAACACAACAGTTATGGAATTGAAATTGAAAGAAAGAGTTTTCGGATTTACTTGGAACTTCGAAACTGGTGAAGTAGGAGAAGTGTTTACTGAAGAGCTTACTTCAAAAGAGGTCCAGTTGATAGGTCGTGTCATGGGAGATGATGTATCATTGATTATATATAACTCAGATATCAGTTTAGTATTTGGTGATGATATCGAAAACCAAGATGAATTAGAGGAGATGGGATTAGCTGAAGTAATGGAATTTCTTTAGGAGGGGGTTGGTTTATCCAACCCTTCTTCGTATCTTTAGTAAACAAATAAAAAAAACGGTTATGGAATTAGTAGAAGTAAAAAATCAGACTATCAATTATACTATCAAATTCGGTGGTAATATTTACAACCTCTTCTATTATGAAGATTTGATGTCTTATTCAGAGGAATTGACTGAAGTTTCAACTGGTTTGCCAGTCACAGATGATGATGAGTATGAAGCAGTGATGGAATTTTTTGCTGACAATCAGCCAAAGCTTTAAAAAAATAGTTGCTCAATTGAAATTTCGTTCTTATCTTTAGGTAAATAAAAACAACAACGGTTATGGATGTACGTGATGTACTTGCTCAAAAGGAATTTGGAATGGATTATAATCAATTAGGTCCAAATGAGAAGGAGTGGGTGAATGATGAACTTGATAATTCCCTTAACTAATAGTTGGTTGGTATTAGTCTAGTTACTATCTTTAGGTAAATAAAAACAACAAATGGTTATGGGTTATCCTAGAAATTCAGTTAATCAAGTAGTAGAATATTTGAAAAAGCATAATTTTCAAACAGAATCTGAAATTCAAGAAAATGTTTGGGGTTATTTTAGAAATGAAACTAGGTTAGCAAATAAGAAATTTGCTGACTTATTAAGAAGGGGTTTACGTAAAGGTTTATATTATAGAGTTAAACATAAAAAAAATAAAAGTCAATATGTTTATTTTATAGTTCCAGAAAATACCTAATTATAAAGGGTCTAGTTTAACCCAGATCTTGTTCGTATATTTAGGTATAATAAGAAATAAATAAAGGTTATGAAAAAGAATGATTTGATTGTAGTAATGCAGATAGCTATTTCGCTTTTAGATAAAGGTGAAGCAAATAAAGCTAATGGAGTTTTGAAAATAGCTCTAACGGAGGAATTTAGTTCTGGAAAATAGTTGGTTGGTATTAGTCTAGTTACTATCTTTAGATAAATAAAAACAACAACGGTTATGAAAGTAAAAGAATTGAATGAAGGAATTTACAAGAAATTGGTTAATCTAGACTACAGCCGCAAAGAAAATTATTTGTATAAAACAAATGAAACTGAGTGGTGTGAGTTGGATGGTGAAATAAAAGATACAATTTTATCTTTTCCTATTCTCCAAATAGATTGGTATGCAGATCTAATGGATATTGAAGTCCTAGATGGTGACCAACAGTTTTACTTATTTGAAAGTGAAGGTAGAACGTTTCTAGTAGATACACAGGGTTATAATTACCCACGCTATATCATTGAGTTAAAAGGGTTCAATGGTGTAGATGACACATATGAACGAATGGATGGATTGGTTCGAATTGCTGATGTTGCGATTTTGAAATCTGTGGTTAAGAGTTTGGCTTTTGATTTGCAGGAAGAAGGATTTGATAGAGCAGATATCATCAACTTCATCGATGCTCAAATCTACGGAGCACTTTTAGAAAAATAGTTGCCTCCTAAGAGTATAGTTCGTATCTTTAGGTATAATTAAAAACAAACAACGGTTATGATGAATGAAATTCAAGATCCCAATCAGCTTACTCTCGGTATTGAAAGCCAAGTATTGACTGTCGATCAGATAGAGCGAGTGGAAGCATTTAAAGAGCGATTGGATAAGAGTAATAAGAATCTGAAAGCTTCTTTGCTCCGTAAGCAAGCTCTACTGTTAGAAAATGGCTTTGTCGAAGGTAAGGATTTTAGCTTCTCTATGGAGGAGGTAAATGAAAACGTAGATGTTAATGCTAATGGCTGGAATGATGCTGAATTAATCGTTACTGTGGATATTCTGCACGTCAAGGGGCAGTGTGCATTACTCTACGATCGATATGAAGTTACTTCTGATACGATTGTTCAGTCGACGGCTGGCTTTAGTATCGAGCAAAATAAAGTAGAGTGTTATACTATCAATAATAATGGCCGGTGGGTTACCTTCCGTACGCTAAAAGAGAAGTTGGCTGATAAGAATTCTGCTGCTGAATGGGAGATGATATCTACTCGTAATAGGAAGTCAGTACTCAGCTATACTGCTGAGAAGTATCAGAAGCTTGCTCCTGGGGCTGAAGTGGTGGTGGGTCGTGATGGTACGTCTAGAGGCCGTGATTACTACTCCTTCGATACTGTGACTGTAAAGTTTGAGAATGGTAATCTGTTAGTTGTTAAGCCCGGATTTAAGAATGATGAGGAGTCAGTTTATCGCTTTATCGATGTAACGACTACTGGTAAGAGTGCTGAAGAATTGGCTCAGTACCTCGGTCAATGAGGAGTAAGCTGATCAGAGTCTCTGAAGAGATTGCTAAGACGCTACGGAGGTGGGATCCTAGTTCGCTAGGGTCCTACTCCATCGAGAGGAAGAAAGGTCCTAGGTACTTCACTGCAGTACAGGATTCGGACGGATGGGATATTATAACCTATTACGTCGACTAAGATATTTAGCCTCCTGGTTGGGCGCATATACACCAGGGTTGTTGTTTGTCTGGGTTGGGATCCTTCGGGATCTCTTCCTGGTTACAATAGTTGCCTTTAGAGAGTTTAGTTCGTATATTTAGGTATAATTAAAAACAAATAAAGGTTATGTCAAACATCAAAGAAGAAGCGCTAATGGAAGTCGCTTATGCTTACGCTCATGCAGTAGGCATCCTCTCAGGCACTATGAATGTCCTGATCGATCATGTAGCTTCTTACACTGAAGAAGAGAAGATCGAGATGATGAAGAAAGCTTTGAAAGAGGCTGATGAAGCAATCGCTAATGCCTAAATAAGAGTTGGCCCTTCGGGGCCTTCTTCTTATCTTTAGTTAAATAAAAACAACAACGGTTATGGTAAAAGAAATCACCTCAATGATGTCAGCACTCAAAGCAAAGGGTGTGAAGGTATGCGGCACAGCTTCAGAGTTCTACAGTGCTAAGACTCACATCGACGGTATCTGGGTAGCAGCTGAGTACACCCCGGACCTATTCAACTACTGGTCTGAGGCTTGGGCTGATACGTTCGGTGTTAAGCCTTCACTCAACAAGCTGGTTGAGGAGTCGGGCTGGTACTTTGAGTGGCATGACGCCGG